GATAAAAAAGATTCCGCCTGGTTCTAGACTTACTGGTTTCGGTATTTTATACGATAAGGAGCGAATAGAGCGTGGACAAACTACTGATATTGCACAATATTCAGGTATGGAGCGGAAGTTATCAGAGATCATGGTTGAGCTTGCCAGGCGTGGTCTTGATAAGCCTAATATCATAGATGTAACACCTGACTAGTATACACTTAGTATACACATTTTAATACCAGTATACACTTTTCCCAATTTGATGCACTGCACCATACGGGATATACCAATAATATCAACCACATACTGTCAAGAGTTCTGATAATTGATATTATGTAAACCAATAGAGATAACCTATTGATATAACTACATAAACACCTAATTTACAGTATAATTTACAGGTGTATACTGAGTAATCACTCAGCCGGAAGGGGTACCCGGGGGACAAAAAAGTGCCCCCCAAGATGTATGTTAATACCCCCCTAACCATACGAAAAAAACAAAAAGGGCTTATATGGTTTTATATGGAAAACTTACATCAATATTTAAACGTAATTAAACTAAACGAGTCTAAATTAACAGGGAGAGTAGTACAAGGTAATTGGAGATATGATCCCCCTGAATGGACATGGGGAACTATTTGGGAAGAGTTGGATGACGAATGGGATGAAGATGAGGAATTATATTGTGAGGCACTGATAGGAGCGTAATGGCTGAGAATTTAATGAGTAGTGATCACAAGGCAACGAACGAGGAGTACAGGAAGAATTACGATAGGATATTCAGGAAGGAAAGAGATGAAAAGACCGAATTGGACGTGCGTAAAGTGCGGGTTTCATAACGCATGGTTTCTGGAGTTTTGTCCTAATTGCAAGATGGACAAATATTATGGGATGTTTAATCCGAAGGTTGTTTACTCGTTGGCACAGCGGATATTAAGTCGGCAGGGTAAAAAGAATTGGGATAAGATATTCAAATGAGTTTACAGGGGCTGAGCGATGAAGAACTGATCCGTGAGTTGGATGTTCTTGAGAGGCAGATGGCGGAGCACAGGGACGGAAATATGCTGGAGTTTTTTGACCGTGCTCCCAATCCTGGGCCTAATCCATTGCAGGCGGAACTTCTGGAGGCGTGGCAAGACCCATCTTATAAGGTTTTCACTTATACTGGTGGAAACCGTATCGGCAAGACCACGATAGGGTCTATAATTGCTTTTTCGGTTATGTTTGGGAAGTTTATGTGGAACAACAAGAGGATTCATTTTCCTCATAACAAGCCGAGAAAGATCAGGGTGGTGGGTCAGGACTGGGAGAAGCATATAAAGTCTGTCCTGATGCCTGAAATGGAGAAGTGGTGGCCTAAGAGTCGGGCAGTTAAGAAAAAGAAGAACAATCAGGGGATTGATGCTTTTTGGACTGATGAGACAACAGGTAGCTCACTTGAGATTATGTCTAACCTTCAGGACTCGGATTTACATGAAGGTTGGAATGGGGATTTAATATGGTATGATGAACCCCCCAAAAGACCAATCAGGGTAGCAAATGCTAGGGGTTTGATAGATCGGCAGGGTCGGGAATTGTTCACTATGACACTTCTTAAAGAAGCATGGGTACACCATGAAGTCATAAATGCTGTTGAAGAGGACGGTAAACCGGACAAGACGGTTTTTAGTGTGGATGGGGATATTTACTCGAATGTCGGGTTTGGGATAACCGAAGAGGGTGTAAAGCAGTTTGAAAAAACGTTGACCGAGGATGAGAAATCCGCCCGTATTCACGGAAAACCTTCTTACTTGAGCGGGCTGGTTTTACCCCAGTTTAAGCGGAAAATGCACCTGAAGGAGAGATTTTCCATACCCCTAGACTGGATGGTGGATATAGGGTTTGATGTTCACCCACGGACTCAGCAGGCTGTCCTGTTCGTTGCTACGGACACATGGGGGAGAAAGTGGTGCTGTGATGAGATTTGGATGCACGCTGACGGCAAGGAAATCGCCGAAGAGTGCATACGGCACATAAACTATCATTCCTACAGGGTAAACCGGATTATAATTGATCCGCTGGCTAAAGCCGATTCCAATAATCCGAACACGGTATTTGAAAAGATTGAAAACGTTCTCATGCAGAACGGGTATATTCTTGAAACTGCTACGAAAGATAAGGATTCCGGTATTTTAGAGATAAAAAACGGTCTTATAGGGCCGAACAATGAACCTTCTTTGTTTTTCTTTGACGATATGGTGAGAACCATTAAGGAGATCGAAGGGTGGATGTGGGATGAGGACACACAGAAGGCTAAGAAGGAAAACGATCATTTCATGGAAAACCTGTACAGAATCATGCTTTTAAACACACAATACGAACCGCCTGATTATTACGAGCAGGAAGATGTATTTACAAACGAGCGAAATGCTCAAACGGGGTACTGATGCAGCCAGAAGAACGAGTAGTGAATAAATATCTGGATTCTAAAAATATCGCAGATAATCTGGATAAGGAACTCTTAGATGAAATAGGGGCTAAGTGTTCCAGGGGTTTCGAGATAGACTTTGAAAGTGAGTCCGAATACCGGAAAAACCTCAAAGAAATCAAGAAAATGGCGATGCAGACCTTTGAAGTTAAAAATTTTCCATTTGAAAGAGCTGCAAACATCAAATATCCCCTTCTTTCCACCGCTGCCATACAGTTTTCTTCCAGAGCACTGTCGTCTATTATAAACGGTGCCGATGTTGTGCATGGAAAACCTATCGGCAAGGATGACACCGGAGAAAAAGCGGACAGGGCGAAAAGAATAGGCGACCATATGAGTTATCAATGCTCATATGAGATGACCGAATGGGTGCCTGACATGGATAAATTGCTTGTTTTACTACCATATTCGGGCGATTGTTACAAAAGAACCTATTTTGATTCCAGCGAGGGCAGAAATGTAAGTGAATTTGTATCTCCAGAGCAAATTTGTTTTCACTACAAGACCAAAAACTTCAAAAAATGCCCTAGAATTACCTATTCTTACGAGCTTTACCCAAATGAAATACAGGAAAGAATAAACAGCGGATTTTTCAGGGACATTGAGCTAGGTGTGGCGGGTAGAATGGACGATGATGATTACGATCCGTCAGATGAGGACACTCCCCACACATTTTTAGAGCAATATTGTTGGTATGACCTTGATGATGATGATTACAAAGAGCCTTATACTGTCACGGTACACAAAAAAACCAAACAGGTTGTAAGAATTAAGGCAAGATATGACCTTGATGGCATAGAACTTGCTAGTGACGGTAAAATTAAAAGAATTGACGACATAAAATACATCACCCAGTTCATTTTTATGCCGTCACCCGATGAGTCTGCGAGAGGTTTTGGGTTTGGAAGGCTTTTAGGGCCGTTAAATGAGACTGTAAACACGGTTACAAACCAACTTCTCGATACAGGGACACTTTCAAATGCTCAACCCGGTCTGATCGGTAAGGGTATTAATCTTGGACGGGGCCGGGGAGGGGGTGTTTTAAAATTTAAGCCTGGTGAATGGAAATCGGTCATGTTTTCAGGGGATGACCTTAGAAAAAATATTTTTCCACTTCCTGTCAGGGAACCATCCACAGTTTTGTTCCAACTTTTAGGTTTTATGGTAGATGCGGGTGAAAGAGTTGCATCAGTCTCGGAAATTCTCACCGGAGAACAGTCTATCCATAATGAACCTGCTACCACTACTTTAGCCCGAATTGAACAGGGTTTAAAGTTGTTTTCTAATATTTACCTTAGAATTTACAGAAGTTTATGCGAGGAATTTCAGAAACTATACAGACTCAACAGGGTTTATCTTGATCCTGAAGTGTATTTTACCGTTCTTGACGACAAAAAAGCCGTTAAACGGGAAGATTATGACGGAAAAGATATTGATGTAATACCTGTTGCTAATCCTAACGAGGTTTCAGACACACAGAAGATGGTAAGAGCTGAAATCCTGATGGGACTCAAAGGGCAGGGATTAAACGATGATGAAATAAACAGGAGATTCTTAAAAGAAGTTCACATAGAAGAACC